TCAGCTCCTTTATATCTCCAAGTTTCAAAGACTCAGATCAAATTACGATCTAAAATGTATATCCCACTCATCTCCAACCTCGCTGACCGAATGCATCGCGCATTCATCAAGCCTGCCCCGACCCAAGTTTCTGTGAACTACCTGTTTCAGAACTGGCTCCCACCTCTCACGACTCCACATCGTGACGAAACAAAGTATGCTGCTTACCAAGCTTACTTAGAGACACATATTCGCTCCAACCTCTTAGGTTCCGACGCTGAATATATTATCAAACATTTTCATCATCCAATCGCTACTCCTGAATCCGTGTACGACACGCTCAAGAAAGGTGATCTGCCTGACCACAAAGTCCCGAAGGACGAGCACTACCTCCGAGCTCTCGAAGAAACAACCAATCGCTTCCGACCTCCCCAGCTCATCCGACCTATTCACTTTGCTGACCTCCGTTTTTACGAATGGAACTGGCACCCAAATGTTGAAGAACCGTATGTTTCGAACTCAACCCTCAAGACCGCAGTACAAGACGCGTACCATGCTGGACTCCTTCCAGACGGACGAATGTCTTTCGGAAATCTCAAGAACCACGTGTTCATGGATGTCCGACATTTTCTGCACCGCATAAAACGTGGTCAAATCTCTGACCCACACACCCTCTGGCCCCTCATCAATCTGCATGTCAAACCGGCTCTCACGCCTACTGACGAACAGAAGATCCGCCTCGTGTTCGGCGTTTCCAAACGTCACGTTCTTCCTCGCGCTATGTTCTTTTGGCCGCTTTTCCGCTACTATCTCGACAATCGAGAACTTTCTCCACTCCTATGGGGTTTTGAAACTATTCTTGGTGGAATGCAACTACTACAAAACGAGATGCTACTTTCACGTATTTATTATTCGACGTTTGTCACAATTGACTGGTCTGGATTCGATCTCCGATCACTCTTTTCCATCATCCGAGAAGACATCTTCCCGGCTTGGCGAACATATTTCGACTTCACTAAAGGCTACATGCCTACCAAGTTTTACAAGTCATCAACTGCCGACCCCGAGCAACTTGAACGACTCTGGAACTGGACTAACGAAGCCGTCTTTCGAATGCCCTTCCGCACTATGGATGGCGCTACTTTCCTGCGCTTATTCCGAGGAATCCCTTCTGGCCTATTTGAGACTCAATTTCTTGATTCTTTCTATAATATGCTTATGATCCTAACGATTCTTGACGCTATGGGTTTTGACATTTCAAAAATTTACATCCGTGTTCAAGGTGACGATAGTCTTCTACTTCTCGTCTTCTTTCTTCCTGCTGACCAGCACGCTGAATTTAAGGCTAAGTTTGAGGCCCTCGCCGCTTACTACTTCGATCACGTCGCAAGACAAGACAAGACCAAAATTTCGAACTCCTCACAAGGTGTCGATGTCCTTGGTTACTCTAACGACAATGGTTACCCAACCAGAGACTGGCGCAAGCTACTTGCCCAACTCTTTCATCCTCGAAGTCAACGCCCAACTCTAGAGCTACTAAAAGCTCGTTGCTGCGGCATACAGTACGCTTCCATGTACCGTAGCCCTGAAGTGACCTCAGTCACTAAAGCAACGTTCAATGCCCTCGACTCACAAGGTGTCCAACCGATCAAGCTCGCCGCCCAACGCGACGTCATGCTTCACTCTCACAAGGACTTCTTCATCCCAGTCGACCACTTCCCAACGCTCAATGAAGTTACCAAATATCTCCGTGTGCCGTATTCTCGCACAGAAGAAGACTCTGAGTCCTACTACCCTAGGTCTCACTTTCTTTCCGAATTCTGATTACTATTTAATCCTGCT